AAAGCCACCCGGAAGGTTAGATAGAGTACCAGCATCAACAAGCTGACGAATAAGACTGGTGCCAGACTTAGCAAAAGCACCAATAAGATGAATAAGGCCAAAAGCGTAGAACCCAAAGCCCGGAACATACGGGTAATGAACAAAATGCTGGCGTTTAAGTTTCTTTTTATCATCGGGGTCCCAATTCCGGCGGATAGACAGGATTGTCTGCGTGCCTTTTTCAATGGTTACAATATAAGGAAGAGCGATGCCTTCGTCTTCCTCGTCGCGGAAATTGTCGTCTTCAAGCTCAAGCTCGACCTGCATCTCAAGCAGCTTGTACCGGTCGTCTGTTGACGCACGGAAACCCATGCGCTCGGCAATAGCCGTCTCGACCTCATCAAGGCTGTCTACGGGGTCTTCAAGCTCGATATCACGGTAGAACCCTGCTGCCTGTAGTTTGGCAACCTCATTGGGTGTCTTCCGCATTACATGGGTGACGCGTCCAGCGACTTCCAAACTAGACGCGCCATAGGGTACGACAACGTCCTCGGAAGGTACGTACATCGAGGTTTGACGACCGAGTGATGGATCGTAATAGACCTTCTTGAACGCATTTCCTGAGAGGCCCAACCCCCACAGCATCCGCTCATGTTCAGGCCGATATTCGATCATCACATCGGTCAACTGGTAATTCATATCGGCTTCGACGCGCTGCGCAGCTTCTTTCTTCGCTGGCGTCTCTTTACCAAGAATCTCTGTCCGCACAGGCCCACGAGCCGGGAACGTCTCCATCATGGTCTCAGCTTGGAACTTAACCAAAGCTTCTGACAGCAGTGGGTGGTATACACCGCACGCACCGGGCCAAGGTTCAGTCCGGTCCTCGACCTTCATACCGAGCAACTCAAGGCCGTCGACGTAGGTCTGCATCCAGTCTTTGCGGCTGGAGATGTCTTCTTCAAACTCACCCAACAGGTCACCGGCAAGCTCTGCAAGAGCGCCTTCATCCATGTCTTCCGCAAGGTTTTCCGAGAACTCGTCCTCTTCCTCAGCGTCGGGATCAATTTCGATCTCCATGTCGCCGGAACGGATCGTCACCTCTTCAGGGTCTTCGATTTCAATTTCGATATCAGGCTCTTGGCCCACCATATCTTCTTTGGAAAGGCCGAGCGGGGCCTGATTGAGAGCTTTATCGACGGCCATTATTTCTTCCCTTTGAGCGTAGCCCGGTTAGTCCGGGGGTTATAAGTGTACTTCTTCGATGGTTTACCACTTAGTTTGGCCGCTCGATCAATCGCACGCTCTTCAGCAGTCATAGCGTCACGCTCACGGCCCTTTGCAGTAAGTGTTCCGTCAGAGTTCATAAGGCCACGTTTCTTCAGAATTTCACGGGCGAGCTTCTCGCTACCTACCTGCGCAGATAAACGGTCGACAATTTGATTTCGCCCCATGTGCTTCTGAGTAACCATTAATAATACCCCTGATTACGGTTACGCTTAAAATACTGGATTTCTTCCGGTTCGTCTAGGTTGGTTGTAATATATCCGCCCCTACGGAACCGGTGCAGCGCCATGGATACAGTATCGACATAGTCATCGTGAGTACCGGCTGGAAACTCAGCTACTTCGTCAATCACTTCTCGAAGAAGATGAATTACGAGCGAAAAGAACTATAGAAAAGCTCCAAAGAGACGTGCAAACATGAGTAATAACAAACTGGGAGTATGAAGAAAAGTACGAAAGTGTCATGGATTGACTCCGCTTACGATTTATGATTCTGTTAGACGGTCGAAGTTTAGAGGCTTATAACACCTATAAAAATGTATCCATTCAAAGATGACCTCACGAAGAGGCAACGAAATAAAAGCAAAGGAGTAAATACTTGTGAGTATATTGTGCTTCACCATACGGCTACAGGATACAACTCTGTAAACTGAAATATCAAAGTTCTCCTCGGAGAAACTAGCAGGCAAGTATCCGCTCACGTTCTCGTGGATACTAATGGAGACTCTTACAAACTATGAGACCCGAAGTGGATATTATGGCACGCATGAGACTCAACGTGGGAAGGTAAAAGATATCTAAATGGATATAGTGTAGGAATCGAAGTTATTTGACCATTGCCGTGATTTACAGACGAACAGCGACACACAATCCTCTGGCTCGTTCAACACCTCATGGCGGTGCTAAAAATACCCAAAGAACGCGTAATCCGCCATAAGGATATTGCACCATGACGTAAAACCGACATTGATGACTCTTTTTTCAAAGAATGATTCGAAACTTGGAGGTCAAAACTAAAACCTCGTGAATATGTCTAAATGTATCACCTGCCCTCTCGATCCCTGAACCCACGAATGAGTAGATTTAACTATTTGTCCTTCGTGTTCTAAAAAGCAAATAAATGATATTCTCAGGAAAAACAAAAAATCCCCTCACTAAGAGGGGTTTATGGTCTATTAAATATCGTTCAGCCATTGCGATAATGTTCGTACACTATTCTCATCTTTGCTTTGTATTCTTCTACAAAAGAACGCTTATGTTGAGATACATAGTGAGTAGGTCATTGTTTGAGAGCTATTAGAGCTCAATCGAGTAAATGTGAGTTTTCCATAAAAATTAAATTAAAAAATATTTCCAAATAAACCCTCCTGCATGCTTAATAATTCATACACAACAAGCTGAAATATTTCACCTAGAGATGTTAGTTATTCTTCATGCATCTTGAGTGCTTTCATAAACTTGCAATAGTATTAAGTCCTTTCATGGTGAAGTATGCTTTGATTCCCTGATATTGATAGAACTCTCAGAAAATACAAAAAATGACAACTCGGGTACTTAAAAAATAAAAACCTCGTAGAATCGTTTTTAAGACGTGGTATCCCCCTCATAGCACTCATATATCGGAATAACTTTAATTCAACTCGCTACGCACCTTATTTGCAAGATTTTAGAGGAAAAATGAATCACTTTGTATGTTTAGTTGAAGATTGTGGAAATAAGTAGAGGTAGTTGTGGTTGTTTGCTTAATACATCCGCATGATACAGGGGGTGGAGTTATGGATCACCATACAGTTGGCACTGTGTGAGGCAGTCAACATTTTGGACAGACTGTTCAAGTATATGAGTACATAATTATTTAGGTAAGTATTTAGATCTCGCAACTATCCACCAAAATGAACTTGCAATAGAAGGATTCATAGCTTCTTGCAAACAGGCACAAGGTCGGGATTATCGTCAAAGACTGCTATTATATCGTATTGCTTCTGAAGCTCACGGAGTTTTTCTTCTTTGAAGACGTGGTTTTTATCAGCTTGTGATTTTTCTTGCATGATAATCCTATCAAAGTCAAAAGCCATACCGTTATCCTCTAACCACTTCTCCGTTATATATCAGTACTCCTTTTTCTTTCTGCCTGTAAGAAGGATTTTATCTAAAAATGGCGAATGAAACGATTGTAGGATAAATCTCATTTCAGGAATTATTACTTCTTCTCCATCGTGATTGTATGGATTACTCGAATCAGAGAGAGTACATAAAGTACCATCTAAATCAAAGATTATTGCTTTTGGTTTCATAGTTTTATAGTTTATACATCTTCTCATTAGATTCTTTGAGGGCTTTGGTAATTATTTCTTTCATTCCTCAGCTCATACAGTGTTTGTTAAAATATCTTCAACCTTATCAGGTACAGGTGCGTCTTCTGCCTCTTGATCTTGTCGAAATGTTTCTTCAATGACTTGAGGATCGGTGATGATTTCGTATTCATTCATACTATAATTTGTTAAAAATAGGGATTAGCAATCAGAACAGGTTCAAGTTTCCTTGCAAATCTCGCAAGGTCAATATGATTCCATCCAAGATTTATAATCAGTTCAGGCACATTTTTTACAGAGAAACATAAGAGTAAGGTTAAATAATAGGGGGATGGGGTTATTTACTTACGTCTATTCCGATTGCAGATAATGGGTATGTTCTTTCTGCTCATGGTTTTGCAGGGTCAAATCATATTACTATAGGATTCACACTCTCTATTTGTGAGAGTTCTTGGAGGAGATTTCTAAGCTCATATCTCGCAAAATTCTTCATATTGTTAAACTGTGGCGTACTTGGAATATCTGTTTTCTCCGATTCAATTATCATCTTCTCTACCATCTTCTCCACTTCTTTTCTCGGGATGAGGTCTTCTCAGGTAGGAA